GTCCCGAACGGTGGCGTCGAACACCGCGACCCAGGTGACGGTGGGGGCGGCATGGTCGGTTACGCCGGATGCGACTAGCGTCTACTCGCTCCAGCCGACGGCGGCCAAGCTCGGCTTCGCATCGCCGGGCTATGTGTCGTGCATGATCCAGGTTGGTACCCGGGTATGGGGTATGTTGTCGACCGCGCGCAATCTCGGTTACGACGAGCCCTTCTGCTACGACTTCGCGACCAATGCGTTCGTCCCGATCGGCGGCATCTTGCCGACTAACGTTCCGGCCAGCCCGGCGACGAGCGGGGCGTGGACGCCGCCCTCGATCTGCGCGGTGGGGAGCTACATTGTCTTCACGCATCCGGGCTACAGCGGCACCGGGTCGAACTTCTTCGGCGTGATCAGTGGAGCCGGCGGCGCTAGCCCGGCGTACAATTCTTACAATACCGCGACCAACGCGCTTCCCAGCGCTCCGACATGGTGTGCCAACTTCAACGGTCGCGTCTATTTCGCGTGCGGAAACACCGCTTACTATACCGACGTGCTGGCGCCGACTACCATGACGAACGCGACCAATTCGCTGACCATGGGCGGATCTGATCCGATCACCTCGATGTCGCCGCAGCCCTACTTCACAACGACGGCCGGCGGCATTGCGCAAGCTCTATTGGTCTTCAAAGCGTTCGGAATTTGGCAGATACAAGGCGATCTGGCGCTGAGCACGCTGTCTCTCAATCAGGTAATTTCGGGTGTCGGAACCCAGTCGCCGCGATCACCCGCGGTCACCCCTAACGGCGTGGCATTCCTCGCGATCGACGGCATCCGCAACGTCGGGCTTGACGGTCAAGTATCGGTCCCGGTCGGCGAGGTCAACAAGCCGTTCATGACGGCGCTGACCCCGACCCGCACGGCGTGCGCCTATAACCAGGGCACCTATCGAGCCGTGGTCGACTTCTTGCAAGGTGGCTCCTACGAGAAGTTCGAATATTGGTGGGACGAGATCCGCCAGATTTGGACGGGCCCGCACACCCTGACCTACGATAACATCATCCCGAGCGGCGCGAGCTTCCTGGTTACCAGCGCGACCAACACGGGCGTGATCTACCAGAGCAATGTTCTGCCCGGCGCGACGGACAATTTCACCGAGTTCGGCTCGCCGCTTTCGTTCGTCTATCAGACCGGCGTGCTGCCGGAAGACACCAGCATTTTGTCCGAGAAAGCGCTGATCGAGCACACTATTTTCATGGGCTTCACCGCCCAGCAGCAGATCGAGTTTCAAGCGCTTGACCCGTCGAGCAACGTATTGTCGACTTACAATTTCACCACGCCGCTGATCGCGCCGTCGGGGCCGACCAGCTACGGAGTGTTCTGGTCGGCCCCGATCATTTTCAACCGCATGTCGATCATGATCAGTGGGCAGTCGTCGGGGGGGCTCCAGCTCGGCGCGATGTATCTGCATTACCAAGCGCTGGGCTACATCAACGTTGACCCCTCGCTTAGTTTGAGCCTGCCTCCAAATTATGATTGGGGGCAGGTTAGCGACCCGGTTATCGAGACCGCAGGGGATTGGGGTTCAGTTGCGGACCCCGCACTATCCATGGTAGATTTCGGACCAACAGGCGTATTGCCGTAGGGAAGATCATGGCGACACAGGTTCAATGGCGGCGAGGAACCCACGCGCAGGTGGCGGCGTTCACGGGCGCTATTGGCGAAGTCGTTGCCGACCTCACGCAGAAGCGCCTCGTGCTGCAAGACGGTGTGACCGCCGGAGGCAGTCCGCACGCCACCCTGGGTGATTTCGCAGCCATGCCGGTGGCGCTCAACGAGGGGTATGTTCCGAGCGTTGCTTCGGCGGCGACTATTGACCTCGGCGCGCAGGTCGGCAACTACGTGCAGATCACCGGAACCACGTCGATCACCTCGTTCGGTTCCAGCTTGGGCACCGTTGGCGGCGCGGAACGCGAGATCGTCTTTACCGGGGTACTGACCCTCACGCAGAGCGGCAATTTGATCCTGCTGAACGGCGCCAACATTACCACGGCGGCGGGGGACGTGGCGCGCTTCCGCTATGAGGGTAGCGGTGTCTGGCGCTTGATGGATTATTCCTTCTATTCCGGCCAGCCCTTCGTTTCGCCCGCCGCGCAAATCGGCGCGCCGCAGGGGCGGCTTACCCTGACTAGCAACACTCCGGTCATGACGGCGAACACGGCAGGGGCGACGACGGTCTATTATGCACCCTACGCCGGTAACGCCATCCCCATCTACAACGGGACGACGACCCAGGTCTCGACCTTCTCTCAACTCTCCTTAGCTCTGGACAGCAACGCGGCGCACACCGGCTATCAGCAGAGCGGCAAGCTGTTCGATCTGTTCGTGTTCCTCAATTCCGGCGTCGTGACGCTCGGAACCGGCCCGGCCTGGACTAGCACCACGGCGCGCGGCACCGGGGCGGGCACGACGCAGGTCTCCCTGACCAACGGCATTTGGACAAACACCGTCTCGATCGCGCTCAAGATCGATACCACCGCTGCGACTATCAGTGTCCCCGCCGGCCAAGCAACCTATGTCGGGACCATGTACGCGACGGCGAACGGGCAGACCAGCATGACGATGGCTCCAGCGGCGGCGAATGGTGGCGCGGGTTCCATCCTCGGGGTATATAACGCCTATAACCGCGTGCCGACTTCCGGGGTGAACCAGGACAACAGATCGAATTGGAGTTACGCGTCCGCCGCCTGGCGGGCGGCGGACAACTCCGCGCTCAATAGCGTGACCTTTGTTGACGGCCTAGCGCAGAGCTACATTTCAGCGCTGTACTCGTGCCAAGGGCTTTTGTCGGGGTCGGCGGCCAATCAGTTCCTCGCCATCGGTGTCGGGCTCAATAGCACGACGACGCCATTCGGATCGTCGACTACGAGCTTGACCGTTCCGGCAGGCGGCGCGGCTGCGACGACGCAGCTTTCATGCCCGCTGGCATCGACGCCGCTACTCGGGCTGACCGTCGTAAACGCCATCGAGTATGGCAACGCGACCGCCACATTCTCGCTTTTCGGGATGCCCCAAGCCGTAGCGCCCTGTACGCAGATCTCTGCGACCGTAAATATCTAGCTGGGACTAACACCATGTCGGAATTTTCCATCGCCGAGGGATTGATAGGATCGGGCCTCGCAATCCTCTCCGCCGCGTTCGGCGTGGTGTGGAAGCGACAGGACCGGCACGAGGATGACACGCGCCGCGCCCATGCGGAACTGCGCGAAGATATCGACGAGCAGCGCGACAAGCTCTCCGGGCACCGGGAAGCCATCGCGCGGGACTACATCACCAAGGCGGACTTTGTTCGCCTCGAAGCCAAGATCGACGATCTGGGCAAGACCCTGCGAGGAGCAAAAGCATGACGCCGCAAGAATTTGTGGACACCATTATTGCACCGGCCCTGGTCGCGCTCGACCTCGATAGCATCGAGGCGCGCGAACTCCTGCTCGGCACTGCGCTCCAGGAAAGTGGCCTGCGGGACATCGCCCAGGAGGGCGGCGGGCCGGCCTTCGGGTTCTTCCAGCCCGAGCCGGCCAGTCTCGCCGATCTACGCATCTGGCTCGCCGCCCGACACCCGGCCTGGATGGAGATTGCCGACGGCCTCATCGGCGGGGTGCAGGAAGCGGCTTATGCCCGCCTGCATTACGAGCGCGCCCCCGGCGTTATCCCGCTCAGCACTGCCGGTCAGGCGGCTTACTACAAGCAGTGGTATAATACCCCGCTGGGAAAGGCCACGACCGATCAATATCTGGCGAACTGGGCGCAGGCCGACGGGGTGGTGTTCGACGCGATCCCTTTAGGCGGAGCGCCGACGCCGCCCGCCCAGCCGATCCCAGCGGACGCGGTGACGGTGGCGCAACTGCCGACCGACCCGACGGAGCCGCAATCGGTGACCTACGTCAACGAAGCGGGGCTGCAAGTGACCGAGACGGATCTGGGTCCGATCCCGGAAGCCCCGGAAGCCCCGGAAGCCCCGGAAGCGCAACCTTCCGAAGTGACGGAGCCGACGCCGTGAACGGCGGGGTCGGCACTACCGCTGCCGTCTCGCTCGGCACGTCGTCGACCGCTGCCGTCCTGCACTGGTTGATGCAGTGCTATATGGCGGGCGCTTTTCTGGCGCCCGACGAAAGCACGTTGCTTATTCTGGCGGGGTTCATTGCCCCGCTGGCTCACGCCGCTCGCGACAAGCTGGCGGCTCTTCTCGGAGGTGACCATGCGTAAGATCGTCCTCACGGCTACCCTGCTCGGCTTGGCCGGCTGCTCCACGTCCCAGCTTCAGACCGCCTGCACGGTCGACGCCGTGGTTGTCCCCGTCGCGACTGCGACTGCTACCGCTGTCGCAGTCGGCGACCCCGCCATCTCCCCGGCGGTGGGGGCGGCCATCGCCGCTGACGCCCCGGTGCATAAGCAGATTCAAGTCGATTGCGCCGCTCTGGCCGCCGCGCCGACCGTCCCGGCCAAACCGTGAATAACCCGCAGGTATTGCTACGGTTGGCCAAGCTGTCGGCGGCGGCCTATCGGATCGTCGAGGATGATGTTCGATCGGCGGTCAATGCGCTCGACTACACCTACGTCGCGCGCATCGCCGACGAGGACTGCGTGGCGCTCGTGGTGACCGAGGAAGTCGACGGCAAGCGAGAAGCTGTGGTTGCGTTCCAAGGGACGCGCTTCTACCAGAACACCGACCCGCAGGAAATCTGGGACGACCTTGACGACACGGCGCTTGATCTCGGCCCCAAGGGGCGGGTGCATCGAGGCTTCTATGCCCCGGTGGCGGAGCGATGGCCGTTGCTCCGCATGGCGCTACCGCTCGGCTGCACGACGGTGACTTTTACCGGGCACAGCCTCGGCGGTGTCCGCGCCAATCTGGCGCAGCGTCTCGCTGTCGATGATGGATACGAGACAGCGGCGGTTAGCTTCGGCGCGCCGAAGGGGGCCGACCGCCAATTCTGGATGGCGCTGGGGCATGATCCGGTGCGCGTCGTGCATAAGCATGACTTCGCCCCGCTTTGGCCGTTGGTCGATGCGCGCTGGGTGCAGCCCGAGCCGATGACCTGGATTAGCCCGATCGGACGTATCGAGCAGGTGGTCGGCTGGCGGGGGCTCCTACCATCGGTGGGGGATCACAGCATCGATAAATACATCACCTCGTTGGAGGGGATGACCGCCAATCTCGACACCGCGTCCGCGACGGTGTAGATTGCGAACAGGCGAACGCCTTAACTAGGAGGACACTATGCGTAAGTTTTCCGCTTTCGTTGCGGCGTTTGCTCTGTTTGCGAACACCGCCCTGGCGGCCAATGTGCCGCAGGTCACGCTTCAGCAGTCGTCCCTGCCGGGCGATCTTCCCGATGTGAACTTGGCCATCGCCAACGTCAACGCGTCGATCAACCCGCAGAGCACCGCGTCGTTCTCGAATTTTCGCAATTATCTCGACAATGGCGAATTCGCTGTCCAGCAGCGCGGTACGGCTGCTACCCAGGGCGGCACCACGGGTGCGCCGGTCTACGTGCCGGATCGCTGGGCCGTGTCGACCAACGTCACCTCGGGCGCCGGCTTCGGCCAGGTCGTCACCAGCTCGCCGTCGCCGCTGACCGGCTCGGCGCAGTCCTTCAAGGTCTACCGCAACAGCGGCGCGCTGACCCAGCCGGTCTGCGCCATCCAGGAAGTGCCGACCTCGGAGAGCCAGGACCTCCAGGGGCAGTCGGTTACGCTGTCCTTTTACGCGCAGGCGCTGGCCGGGCTGGCCGCCGACAATGGCGGCGTGATCAACGCCTACATCATCTACGGCACCGGCACCGATCAGGGGCTGGGGACGCTGACCGCCTCGCCGGCCATCACCCCGGCCTGGACGGGTATCAACAGCTCCATGACAGCGGCGTACACGCTGACCACGAGCTGGGCGCGCTATACCCTGACGGGCTTCATTCCCACCACCGCCAACGAGATCGGTGTCGAGATCTGCTTCACCCCGACGGCGACCGGTGCCGGTACCACGGACGGCTTCGCGGTTTCCGACGCGCAGCTTGAGCAGGGCACCACGGCGTCGTCCTTCGAGTATCGCCCCTACGGTGTCGAGCTGGCGAAGTACCAGCGCTACTATGTGCAGGTTGCTGACCTCGCTGCTACCTTCACTTTCCCGTCGGTGTGTAACGTGACTACGGCCAACACCACGGTCAAGTGCAGCTATATCCTGCCGGTGACGATGCGCACCACGCCGACCGTCACGGTCAGCACGGCGACCAGCTTCGGTATCTGGTTGACGGCCGGTACGGCGGGAACCTGCACCACGCTCGCGGCGGCGGCTAGCGCCAGTACGCCGAATGCGGCAGCTCTCACCTGTACGACTGGGGGCACCATTGCTCTTGGCACGGGCACCGCGTTGATCGGCGCCGGGACGGCCGGGACGCTCGGCATCTCGGCTGACTTCTAAACTATGTCGGCTCTCCCCGAGCCGGCGGCGAAAAGCGGGATCGTGACGGAGCTTTTTCATCACGATCCCGGCCAAGCGCGCAGGCGCATCGCAGAGCTTGAAGCATGCATGGTAGCAGCGATCGGCGCCGGTATTGTCGATGATCTTCCGCTACGCCATACATTCATTACGGGCGGTTATGCCCGTGAAATGACGATCCCCGCCGGGGTGCTGATCATCGGCCATATTCATAAGGATGAAAGCTTCTCGGTTGTGACGAAGGGTCATATCACAGTCCTCACGGAGCATGGGGTGTGCGATATTCACGCGCCGACCACGGTGTTTGCTTCTCCCGCTGGAACGAAGCGTATTGGCTATGCGCACACCGAGACGGTGTGGACGACAATCCACGTCACTGACGAGACTGATCCCGATCGGATGATTGAAGTTTTGACCGTTCCGAGCTATGAAGAATGGGTCAAATTGAAGGGGGCGGTATTATGA